TAGAGTCGTTGCCTTCGAGATCTTGTATCCAATCTACTGCCACTTTGAGTCCATTGTATTCTTCACTTTGCCAATTGCGAGCCTGAGTCATGCCTGTACCTTTGTATTTAGGCCTGAATTGGCCTTCATTTCGTATTGTGATAAAATGTGAGCAATGATGCCGGTATGATCGTCACGACCGTGACGTGCCTGAATCAATTCTAGAGTTTCGATGTCTTCCGGTTGAAGAGTAATTACAACACTGACACCCATTGGAGTTAGTTGCATAGATCCACCTGTACTTGAAATCCTGATGAATCACACACTAGTCCCTGGGGCACAGGTTCGTCGTTGACTTGAGCAAAATATCTCATGTTGGCTAACTTTGACATGGCATCCCACACCGCAGTTCTGGCCCGCACCGTGGCCATGTTGTCAGTCATTTGTTGGATAGTCATGTACATGCCAACATCATATTCACTGCCGCCATTGCGAAAAATTACACGGAATTTTTGACCATTGCGGAAACCATTTATAATAGTTTTGCGACGCATACCAGCTCCTTTTTTAACTGTATGTCACTATTATAAAGAAAGATTCTTTTCTGGTCAACCGCCCATAAACACAGGGGTTAGTGCTTACTAACTTAGGTACGAATCACAAGATCGTTGGCTTCTTGCTCGTCGTATTGATTTGGTGTAAGCGACCCGGGATACTCTAGGCCTTCTGTGCTAATTGGCCCGTCTTGTTGTAATCCGGCCTGACTTAATCGTTTGGCATTTCTACCTTCACGCATGGCCGCGATCACACTTTGGCCACCCAGACTGTTAGCATCCACTACACGTTCCAACCACATAGCAGGGCCACCAAAATCTGTTTGTGTACCATAGGTTGGCAAACTTTCTGCAAAACTTATAGACACATTGTTGCTGGCTTTGATTTCTTGAACGTTGAGATCCATGCGTTGACGATTGAGATATTCTCGCCCCAGCTGATCTTGCCAGATAGTTTCGTTGTCGTAGACTGTCTGTGCCGCAGAATAGTTGTTGTAAATATCCACGTTGGCCAATGCTGTGTATGGTATGATACCATTGAGCCAAGCATCTTCAAAGGCTTCTTCTTCAGTGGCAAACGGGCCGTATGTTCCTGCGGCAGCATATCCTGGTGGAATAATTGTGTACCAATCTCCAGGCATCATTGGATCTTCTGCTGTCCATGTGCCTGTACAGAATGTCTGTATGGTTTCATATATGCCTTGACTCTGTGTGAATTCATCAAAGGCACCCTGCGCTTCAAGATCATCATACAACGGGTTGTTGTCGTTGATAGGCTTGCCACTGTTATATCCACCAGCCCATCCTATTACGTCACTCAGTACCAGAGTGTTATTGTTTCCAGTATTCAACGGTATGTCATAGTCGCTACCATAATAATTTTTCCAAAAATCAATTACCCCAGGAGCAACATATTCTTGTTGATCTTGTAAATCTGGCAGATCTTTGAGATTTTCCATGCTGGTCACTGCTATGGCCAGTTGTTCTGTGCCAGCGCCTTGGATGCCTTTGATTTGTAAAAAACTTCGGCTCAATGCTGAATTGGCCACAGCTAAATCATCAGGAATAATCCCTTTGAGATCTTCTCCAAGATTGTTGAGTTCAGGATTTATTGATCCAGATTCGTTTTCATAGATAGCGCGATATCCTGCACTGGCAGTACGTATAGGAGTGGTTAAGGTACGAAAACTCTTCCCAAATAGCTTTTGTGGATTTAACAAATCCTGTCCTGTGGTCACTGCTGTTTGGGTGTTATTTAAAATTGCCTTGACTTGATTTACTTCGCTGGAATTTAGTGTGCCTAGCGTAGTATAGATATCTCTTTGCAAGGTGGGAGGTAAATTTGCGCCTTGGCGAGCCAACTGATTCAAGTCAACTCCTAGATCCCTCAAGGTAATGCCACTCTTGGTTCCAGTGATGTTTCCATAGGCTGTGGTCAATACATTATAGCCTAACTCCTGAGCTGTTTTTTCACTGATGGTGATGTTACTGAGTTTGTTATACATTGGTCCTAGAGTTCCAGTGGTTTCCATGTTGGCCAACAGTTGTCCAGGACTGCCAAGATTTTTTAAGTTCTCCCAGCTCACTGTTTGCCCAAGTTTTGAAATATCATCGCCCAGACCGTCAGCCCAGTTTGAAACTCCTGTGATGCCTGCTGTGATTACATTGTCAAGGCTGGTAAAGGTTTTGTTAAGATATGTTTCTGCATTTGTTGCGGAATTGATCAAGGCGTTGGCTGTGCCGACATAGCTCTGTGCCGCAGAAAATATTGATCCAAGTTTGTTTGGATCACCCAGCACTGCACCGGCTACCAAAGTTCCAGGACCTCCCAGTGTTTGGCCGGCCCATGAAATACCTTGCTGAAGTGCTGTTTGAAATGCATTAGTGGTCACTGTTGATAAAAACTGTGCTGTTTTTGGACCGTATGTGCCCACTGTGCTTAAAAATACATTATTGCCGGCTGCGGCAGGAGCTGTGGAAATAGTGTTCCAAGCATCACGCATGGGCCCAGTGAATTCAAGAAAGGAATCTTTCATTGAAGTCAGTGTGGTTCCTAGTCCACTGAACCAACTGGTATTGGTAGTAGCTACTGCTCCGGATATTGTGTTGGCTGCAGTGGCCATGGTACTTCCGCCAGCGGATACCACAGTGCTGGCACCGGTTGCTCCTGCCAGTGAACTTATTGGCGCTGAACCAAATACTTCGCTGAGACCTCCGTTGGCAATAAATGATCCTGCCGCGGTCATTACCATAGAGGTTATAGCACTACTACATGCCATGGGTTATCCTGTGATCACGTCAAAACTGCCCAAGGCAATTGCTGTACAGCCACCCAACGGGTCGCCAACTCTTGCCGCGGGCTTGCCATTGATTAAGACAGAAAAACTACCAAGTATAACTGGTGCCACATGTGTAACACAAAATCTACCTGCTGGGATCAAATGCGGTGCAGACAAAGACCCCACAGTGGCCGCGGCTTTGCCGTTTACTATGACATCTGGCGATCCAGTCATTATCACATAAGGACTACAGTGCGGTATTCCTGGATCACCTACTCTTGCTTGTGCTGGCATGCTCTATCTCCATCAATCTATTGAACTTGGATATCCAAGATTCTATTTCTGCGTGTTGCTCGTCGGTGTGTGGAGGAGGAGGAATTTCTGGTAAAAACCCCAACAAATGATCAAATTCGTTGGGTATATCTTCATACCGATCAAATTCCAATACTTCGTTGTTTACTTTGATCACAAACCTGTGAGCCATACACTAACCTGTTATGATTTGCTTGGTCGGCGCAGTAACAATACCTGTGGTAGCTTCGATGTACTTGGCTCGCACATCTTCGCGAGTTTCCGACGACATAGCAATACTAGCAGTATTTATATAGACATTTTTGTCAGAATTTGAGCTGAACAAACAGGGCATCATTTGCAGGCCTTGCGGGCCCAATACCATGCTGATGGGCTGAACTACTTCAATTGCGCCGTCGTCACTGTGATAGTGAATGAGTTTGGCGGTAATTTCTTCACCGCTGACTAGTTTAAAAGTGTATACTTCGCTGGGTTTTAAATGGTTCATAAGGTTCCTAGGTTATCAGTAAGGCACAGACGAGTACGAATCTCGTCTGTGCTCAGCTTACTTAAACCTTGAAACCCACCTTCAACAAATAATTTACCTTCGTGATAAATCTGTGGAACTGTGCGATGCCCTTGTGCCATAATGAACTCTCGGGCTGTGGCGTCTTCATCAATTTTAACTTCTTCAAATGCAATGTTTTTATTTTTTAACAATGCCTTGGCTTGATCGCAAAATGGGCAATGTTTTTTTGAATATACTGTAAGTGTCATATCTTATCCTGTTTAGTTAATGATGGATTGTTCCATACGTTTCTATTGTGTACTGCTGTTTCTTTTAACACACGCCAGGTGCGTTCTGCTGATGTTTCTGTCCACTCAAAATACAAGCCATTCATCGGAGGTCTTCCTGTGGTTGCGTCATACAGCTCTTGATGTTGATAATAGTAATTTAACCATACTATTTTACCACTGGTCATGCGTTTGGGTAAAAAAGCAAATACCTTACTTTCCATGGACCCCAGAAGCTAGAACAATTTTACAAATATGTTCTAATCGCTCAATGTGTTCGTATGCTCTCCAAGGTGTGGTGTCAATGGCCACAACTCCGTGTCCTTTGATGCCTACTATGTCATAGGCAATGTTACCTTCATCATCTAACTGTAAATTGCTATGACATTGATCAGCCAGCTCTTGACTGATAGGCGGTACATCTCCCACATTGGGTGCTACTCGTGTGTAACGATTGAGTTCTGGAAATGCCGTGCTCACGGTACTGAGATCAATTCCAGCATGCATTGCCGCAATACAATATGTGGGATGCACATGTATCACCACTCGCACTTCGCCTCGATGTTGGCCCATTTGCCGTTGTAAGCCAAAATGTAAAGGAATTTCTCCGCTGGGTTTTAGATTGGCGCTGATATCACTGTATGGCAACTCTTTCCAGCCCCATCTATCAGCTTGAAATCCTGTGCCTGTTTCATTCCAAGAGTGGGGAGGCTTGATCAGAATTTTCTTAAACTGATCTGGTTGCATGGTTTGTTTACGAACACCCGACGGAGTAATATAGAAATGATCTCGGTCGTGATGGCGAATAGAAATATTTCCATCACGGCTGGTAATCCAATTACGCTTGTAAGCGTCTACTAGAATATCACAACACGTTTCCAGCATTAAAGACTCATTCCTGTAAATGTATTTGAGTCAACGTCTTGTTTGGTACCGCCAATTACATAACTAGTAATTTCAGTTTCTTGTGGAGCCACTTGTACGTCGGCGCCAGCAATCCATTTTTGTGTCCATGGCAAAGGATTTGATCCACCTTTGTAATGATTAGGAACACCAATGGCAGTCATGCGCTTGTGAGCAATCCACTCAACATAATCGCATAGTAGTTGTTTGTTGAGACCAATCATTGATCCGTCTTTAAATAGATAGTCTGCCCAGGCTTCTTCTTGAGACACAGCAGACTCAAACATGTCAACTACTTCTTGCTGTGTTTCAATTTTGATCTTGGCATAATCTGCATCATCCTGTGGCAATAGTTTCAACAGTGTTTGTGTGAATCCTAAATGTACATTTTCATCACGAGCAATGAGTTTGATTATCTTGGCATTGCCTTCCATCTTCTTAAGTTCAGCAAATGCCCATGAGCAAGCAAAACTAACATAAAAACGAACACCTTCCAGTGCGTTGACACTGTTGATTGCTAACCATAAACGTTTCTTGAGTTCGTATAGGTCGACCACAACTTCTTTGCCGTTGACTGTGTGTTTGCCTACTCCCAGCACTTGATACCAATTGCTGTATTCTATCAAATCGTCATAGTACTTGGTGATGTCGTTGGCACAGTCTATGATGTTGTTGATTTCAAACATTTCATCAAAAATCTTGCTGGGATCATTGTAGACGTTGCGAATGATATGGGTGTAACTGCGGCTATGAATAGTTTCGTTAAATGCCCAAGTTTCAATCCAGGTCTCTAGTTCAGGCAAGCTCACCAAAGGAAGGAAGGCAAGATTTGGCGAACGGCCTTGAACAGAGTCCAATAGAATTTGTCGTTTCAAATTTGACGTAAAGATATGTTGTTCCCAAGGAGTAAGGTCTTTGAAATCTTTAGCGTCTCGAAGTACATCAACTTCCTCAGGGCGCCAGAAGAATCCCAACTGCTTGTCAGTGAGTTTGTCAAACTGTCGATACTTTAGTGTATCATATCTCTGCATGCCCACGCCTCCTTGAGGATCAAGAAAGGCCAGGCTGGTGGTGTGGTCACGATTCTTTTTTAAATTTAGTACGCTCATATTTTTTCTCTTATTCTTTCTTTTATCCAAGCACCCCATTCGCGGTGTGCTTGTAAATTTGGATGGAAATTATCCAAATCTATTAAATTTTGTTGCACGGCAAATTCATAAAACCCATCTTGATTATCATTGTAAAACAAAAAATTACTAAAATCTAATTGTTTGGCTAATCTACTACAAGACTCATATTTATAAACTCCAAAATTCAAGTTGGTGACTTGATCCTTTGAGTTCCAATAGTTCACATAGCTCATAAAACGATAAGGTATCGATTGTGCTTTAAGAAAATTTTGTAAACTGATCATGTTCAACAAACTCTGACATCCTAGTGTTTCTTCGTCTGTTAAACTAAAGTAATCTTTGCCAAAAGATTTTAAAACTTGGTCTGGTTGATGTGCATGAGTAACAATATCACCTACTAGACCCCAATGGTGGTCATTATTGACCCTGGTCTTACTATAATCTAACAATTTATAAGTTTCTCTACTCAATGGCAGATCCACACGTTGTAACCCAGACCACATTACCAACACTATGTCATAAAAATTTGGTTTATCAACTAGTTCGTACATGATACTCTGATTGATAAAAAAGTTACCTGCTCCACTCACACCTATGTTATTAACATAAGATCTTTTGTCAATAGAGCACACCCAATTTTCACCAATACCTGGCCATCCGGCGGTAAAGCTACATCCAGATGCCAGTATCTTCATATCTTACAGCTATCGCAATCAGCATCATCGGCCATGATTGATCCTGGTGCTTCAATCATGATTTCTTGCTTGTTCATACGATCAACATCAATTTCCCCAGATCCATCATAGGTATTGAAATAATATAATTGTTTGCCACCATACTTATAGAACATGATCATGTGTTTGAGCATTTCGCTCATAGGAATCTTTTCATCATCAAAGAATTGAGGATTGTATGATGTGTTTACAGAAATGCCTTGGTCAATGTACTTTTGTAACACTGCCATGATCTTGAGATATCCTTCTGGGCTCTTCTGATCCCACAGCAACTCATATTTGTTCTTGAGTCTGCGGAACTCTGGAACTACCTGCTTGAGTACTCCATCCTTGCTTTGCTTGATTGAAACATAACTGCGTGGAGGCTCAACACCATTGGTACTGTTGGATATCTGTGCAGATGTTTCTGCTGGCATCAATGCCATGAGTGTGGAGTTACGTATTCCTGTTTGCTTTAATTGAGCGCGAAGTCCTGCCCAATCAACAACGTCTTGATGTGGGACCAATTCGTCAACTTCAGTTTTGTATGTGTCAATAGGCAGAATACCATCATGGTACTTGGTTTCATTGCTCTTAGGGCATGCGCCAAAGTCACGTGCTAAATCTGCTGATGCTTTGATCAAATAATATGACCAATGTTGTGCCCATCGATCAACCACAGGCAATGCCGCTGGATCACTGTAACTTAGATCGTTTTTGGCCAACCAATACGCTAGATTGATAATACCCACGCCTAGCGGCCTGCGAGCCTCTGTGGCCAACTGTGCGGCAATGATAGGATAATTCTGATATGTCAACAATGCGTCAAGACCACGCACTGCTAGAGTACAGGCTTTTTCCATGTCTTCAGGATCGCGGAACACACCCCAGTTGATGGCGCTCAATGTACACAGAGCAATTTCTCCTGTGGCATCATGTACATCACTCAGTGGCTTGGTCGGTAATGTAATCTCACAACAGAGGTTGCTCATTTTAACAGGGGCCAAGTCTGGCTTGAAAGAGCTATGAGTGTTGGCATGATCAACGTTTTGTAGATAAATGCGACCTGTGTCTTTGCGTTCCTGCATGAATGCTGTGAATAAGTCTGTAGCTTTTAATTTTTTCTTACGGAGTTTGGTGTTACGTTCGGCAGTTTCATATAACTCACGGAACTTGTCCACATCAGTGAAAAAAGCTTCATACATCTCAGGAACATCATGAGGAGAAAACAGCGTGATGTCACCACCAGTTAACAATCGTTCATACATGACTTTGTTAAACTGCACACCGTAGTCCATGTGACGTACACGATTATCTTCGGTGCCTTTGTTGTTCTTCAACACTAGAAGATCTTCTACTTCATAGTGCCAGATTGGGTAATACAGTGTGGCTGCTCCATTGCGCACACCGCCTTGGCTACACGAACGAGTGGCAGCCTGGAACATCTTGTAAAAGGGAATAACTCCTGTATGATATGCATCGCCATTACGGATGGGGCTACCCAGAGCTCTAATACGACCACCACCGATACCAATGCCGGCCTTTTGACTTACATATTTTACAACAGAGCTAGACGTGGCATTGATAGAATCAAGACTGTCATCAGTTTCAATCAACACACATGAAGAGAACTGGCGCATGGGTGTACGCACACCTGCCATCACAGGAGTTGGCAAACTTACTTGATGTTGGCTAATGGCATCATAGTAATCTCGCACCCACATCATGCGACTTTCTTTGGGGTAGGTAGCAAACAGTGTGGCAGCAATCAAGGCATAGGCCATTTGTGGTGTTTCAAAAATTTCTTTGGTCACACGATTTTGCACAAGATACTTGCCACGGAATTGTTCCATAGCCGCATAGGTCAGTTGTTCATCTCGATCGTGTCGAATAAAACTGTTGATTCTATCCCACTCATCGTCAGAGTAGGAATTTAAAAGTTCGGCGTCGTAGAATCCTACCGCTACGTTTCTTTTCACAAGCTCTAGTACATGGCATGGCTGAAACTGACCGTATACCTGTTTTCTCAAATGGTACACCACCAGACGTCCTGCCACATATTGATAGTTAGGGGTTTCTTCAGTAATTAAATCGGCCGCCGACTTGATCAGTGTTTCCTGAATGTCTGCTGTCTTAATTCCGTTGTAAAACTGTATGTGTGATTTTATTTCTACTTGACTTGCTGAGACCCCAGTTATTCCTTCTGTGGCCCAAAATACTACTCGGTGTAATTTTTCTAAATTTAGCGGCTCTTTGTTGCCGTCTCTTTTTGTAATTTGTATCTGTGTCATCGCTACCTCAGTTGATTTTTTTTGTTACCGCTCGTGAATCTATGCTTCTTTTGATGCTTACTTGTTTGGATGTGATATTTAACAACTCGCCGGGGGCCCAATTCAGTATATATTTTCCCTCGTTGACCTGGACTAAATTGTCGTCAGAATCGCCATTGCTGGTTATTTCCACGGTGGTTATGTCAGGCCGATCTATCATGTGTAAAGTATACACTATTCCCAGGGCTTTTGCAAGATTACAAAAGTGGTTATCGGCCAAAAGATCCCAGGGATCTGGCCAAGTTTCTAGATCGTCCCAATGTAGATAATGATTGACAATAGGAGCACGTTGCCACCAATCGTTAATGGTCAACAATGCTGTTTCTAAATCATTAGTTTGATTGTCCTGCCGCAATTGATGCCACTGGGACAACCGGTCTTCATAGTGCGTGGGCCACACAGTTATCCTAGATAGCTGATTGAGTATTTAAGGAAACCACCTGTGGCTCCGCTACCGGATGGCAATGTATATTGTATTTCTATGTCAGTTCCATTTTGAACAGCACTGAGAGTTAGGTACGTGGGGCTGTTTTCACTATAGTCATCTGTATAAGTCAAATTTTCTGTTGAGTCATCACCTTCAGAAATTACTTGCAGAGTTCCATATCTAGTTGTTTCGTTTACGCCATCTTTAAATTTATACTGCATGGTAAAAGCTTCTGCTTGTACTGTGTTTATGGTAATAATTGTTGTTGGAACTCCGACTAAGTCTAATTCTACTTGTTGCCCGGCATCCTGTGCATAGGTGCCAAATTTATAACGCTCGCCTTTGTCCAGTGCAAAAACTTTTTTGCCATTGATTTCAATGCGAGGTTCAATTAGATTGAATGCCTCATCACGTTCGAACATGTCCCCCAATGACACGTTGTTGTCACCGTTGATGTTGATTATAGGAGTGGTAGGAGTTTGATTTCCACCCTGGAAACTGGTGCCGACATCTAGGAAGATGTTGTATCCGGTCATGTTGTTTGACACTGCACCTATGATGATACCTTCTTGGAAAATTTTATCAAACAAGTTGTGTAGTAATCTAAACCCTTGTGGTCCACCGTTCTCAGGAGTTCCTGTGCCGATTAGTGCCCCTTGCCACAGAGTATCAAACTTGGAATTTTGCACAGTAATGCCTTGTATTTCCTCATCCGTATCAAATGCATAACTTGAACCAGTGAAATGACAAGTATCAAATGTCACTGTGTTTGTGATTGTGCTTACAGTGCTGGCAAATCTTACTGATGCAATGTCTGCTGTGGTCACTCTATTAAAAGTAGCATCAACTTCAATGGTAGCATTATTGTTGCCTCCCGAGATAGTGATGGTTTCCCCTACTGAGTATCCTTGACCTGGGTTGTTCACTGTGACAGTGGTCACTGCACCAGCGGCTGTGATATTAACAGTCAATCCAAATCCTGAACCTGAACTGCTGGTAGCCACGTTGGTAGCATTCACATAACCCGACCCGCCCACAAGAGTTCCTGTGTCAAACGAATCAACACCAGCTGAGTTGGCAATGTCACTTTGATCAAATGGACCGTTGAAACTGACATCCTGGAAAGTTATTTGTTCTGCATCTTCAATCAAGAACAAGTCAACTTCTTCATTGCTTTGGAAACCCATGTTATAGATTTCAATGTTCTGAGGAGTTGCCGCGCCATTGTTGCCAATGTTTACTCCTGTCTGTTGTAGACTGTCTGCAGTTTGAGCCACATAGTTTGCCACTGTTGAATCATCTGCGGCTGTTAAAAGTATTACAGAACTGTCTCCACCTTCTCCGTAAAGTTTACAGTAAGGAGGAATCTTGATAGAATCAGTTACACGATACACACCAGCTGGGAAAAACAAACTACGACGTACCTGTGGATTGTTTTCACGACAGAACATTTGAAACAGAGCGCGGTTGATAGCGGCTGTATCATCTGTGTCACCGTCGCCAGTTGCACCAAAGTCTTTGACTGAAGCCATTTCGTCCAGTACTGACTGTAGTGTACGTTGTACAGGATCACCTGATGTAGGGCCAGTTTGTACAGTGTATCCACCGGCTTCGCCTTTGTAGGTATAAAGCCCAGCAATGGCAAAAATATCCGAATACTGTGTGAGGATTTCTGTGTTGCCAATGGCAGGAGCACCTTCTTGTATGGTGCCGTTACCAATGAACAATCTGCGTTCGTCTATAACCCACCCAAACTCTGCACCCGCCAATTGCGGTAAGTTTTCGCTGAGTCCTTTACGCTGGGTGATACGTGATATCTGTACTATTGCCATTCTTGTCTCCGATCACATATTTAGCTGGTCATGTAATAGAGCTCTAAACGCTTCCACCACTGCTGTTCCCAATGGTCAAAATCTGCTTCTTTTAGCACAAATTCCTGATATTGTGGTGCTGTGATAGGATTACCCATGGCGTCGACTTCGGGTTTTACACACATCAACACCACACCTTTGCGAATGTTTGTACCATAGACTTCGTTGTGAGCTAGAGCATAAGCAGTAAGCTGTAGGAAATAGTCTTCAATCCATTCCACACGCTTGGGCTTGTTGGTTTGCTTGTAGTCCAGGATACTTTCATCTGTCAGGTGTATGCCTGCGCCGTCTGTGGTTCCTGCATACAGTTTAGGAAAATATAGTGGTATTTCAACTCCCCAAAATTCTGTGACATTTTTAAGACCATCTGTGATCACAGTTTCTGCCATAGCGTGACTGGCCCAAGAGTAGGGATTTGACCCACGTTCTTTGAGTTCACCTGTTTTTACATAGTGCTCCAAGTAGGTATGCATTCTAGTGCCGCGATTGGCAGCTTCTGTTGTGATAGCTTGTGCTTGTGCATGTCCTACACGATTACGCCACTCATTTAAAGCACGTTTCTTTTCTTCAGGCTTGGTCTTTTCTAATATTGTGGTCACACTGGGTAACTTTTTTCCATCCGGAGTGAGATACAATCTTTTACCATCTTCACTGGTTCTGCTCAGTGGCTTGTAATCAAATTTTGGATTATACACGAAAACTTTCTCCGCATCCACAGCGGTCTTTTTCTTGGGGGTTATTAAATTCAAAGCCTTCGTTGAGACCTTGACGCACATAATCTATTTCTAAGCCATCTAAATAGGCCTTGCTCTTGGGATCGACTACAATGACAAATCCATCTTGCTCATACGCAATGTCTTCTGAATTTACATTGTCAACATATTCTAACACATAAGCAAGACCGGAGCACCCAGTGGTTCTTACACCAAGACGAATGCCCAGGCCTCGACCACGCTTGGCCAAGTTGGCTACAATTCGTTTACTTGCTGTGTTTGTTACGGTAATCATTTACAGCGGCCTTGATAGCGTCTTCTGCCAAAATGGAGCAATGTATCTTAACGGGCGGCAATGCAAGCTCTTCAGCAATAGCTGAGTTTTTGATTTCGCTGGCTTGCTCGAGAGTTTTACCTTTGACCCACTCGGTGACTAGAGACGAACTTGCAATGGCCGATCCGCAACCATAGGTTTTAAACTTAGCATCAACTATTACTCCGTCTTGTACTCGTATTTGTAACTTCATGACGTCGCCGCAGGCAGGAGCTCCAACCATGCCTGTACCAACAGAATCATCTATTTCCATTTTACCCACGTTGCGTGGATTTTCATAATGATCAATTACTTTATCAGAATAAGCCATGCCGATCTCCTATCGTTTATTATAATAGTTTTTGTTGACAGAGTCAACCGTTTTGGTATTTACTTGAGATCAATGGCACGTTTGGCCATTTGGTTCACAGTTTTTCGAGCTTGATCCACGCTCATTTTATCGCCGCCTGGCGCACCAGCAACTTTGGTACCTTTCCAAATAATCTCATCGCCTTGTACGTTGTCGATTATGTTGTTCAAAGGTTGTTGACTGGCCAGCAAACGAAAACGATCTGCTGTTAGGTTGATGCCATTTTCTCGAGCAATCTTGACAAATGCATCCACACTCATGGGTTTGACTGCATCAGTATCCTGTGCTCGTTTCAGCAAGAACTGGCCTATGGCGGCCAGTTTCATTGAGTCTGGATCCTGAAATTCACGGATCAACATATTATCTGCGCTCGCGGCCTAATGCTTTGGCTGGTGGCAGTTCTTCGTCGTCTGCAGGAAGATTAGCGTCAAGACTTAGGTCTGCATCAACGTCTAGATCTGTGTCTGCAGGCATAGCTGTCATGTCATCCTGTGGAGGCACAGAACCAGGAACCACTGGAGCTTGACCAGTGAGTGTGCCTTGTGCTGTTTCTAACTGTTGTTTGCTACTTTGTAAATTTTGTATCAATCCTTGCAATGCGGCTGTAGAATCATTGTTGAATTGCTGTGCTTGATCCATGCCAACATCATTGCGAATACTATCTACTAGAGCAGGAAGATCTTTGAACTGCATGGCTGATACTTGCTCAATCATTTTTTGTACTTGATCAACCATGTCTTGGGCTGCCAACACTACCTGAGCTTGTTGGATCTCGCTGGCTTCACGTAGTTTACGATTTTTAATTTTTGTTGATTCTGCTGTGGTGGCAGCTTTTAGCATCTGTTGTAACTTGCTAGCCATAGTAGGATCGCTCATGGCTTTTTGTAAACCGCCCAACTGTGTTCCCAATGCGGCACGTTGTTGAGGATTTAATGTTTTGCCTTGAACAGCAGTGTCAATGGCTTTGTTAAGCACATTGGCTTGATTACCTTGTCCAGTGGCAGTGGCAACTTTTCTTACACCGGCAGCAGTGGAATTGCTGTTTGCGGCAGCGGCTTGCTGAGCTGGAGTTTGTTGTGCCATGGCCATGCCCGGTGCGGCGCCTGGGCTGGATTCTTTGACACGAGCTTCTAATGCTCGCTCCATTACTACCAATTTAAGATAGCTAGGATTTTGTTCACTACGATGAAAATCAGAAGTGGAGCGATGCTCTCTTATCAGTCCACGCACTTTGCTCAACATAAGTTGTGCTTGTTTAGTGGTAATGGCATCAATGGCCAGGCTTTGCCCAAAGTGGCTTTCAAATACTTTAAGGCTTTGTTGTATTTTAGTTTTTGATTCCAATTCTTGCAGTTTCATCTTTGAATCCTTTTAGTTGCCAGTATTTAGCCAAATTTACACATTTGGCCAACTGTTCTTGAGCGTATTTTAAACGAATCAAGCTCTCGCTTAATCGATCTGCGGCCACAAATCTCTGCACAGAATCTTCGCTGTCTGCCAGGGTTTTGCGGTAATACATAATTTCATCTGATCTACGCTCTACTTCTAAATCAAATGCGATTAAATCTCTTGCCAGACTGTCTTTTCCGTACTTGTCTGCCACACACCAAGATATGGCCACCTTGCTGGAACTGGGTTCTGCTGCCAGTGTAGCACTTCTATAGACTTGAAAACACCGAGGTGTTCTGGTTATAGTGTAGCGTCCAAATGCACGTATGGTATCATCTAGACGTATGATAGCATTGGGATTGTTTAATAGGTGATCTTTGGTGAGACGCTCCAGCATGAGCTGGGCCTGACGTTCGCTTATTTTAGGACGTAGTGTGTGAGTAGCCAGCCCACTATTCCTGTTAGGAACACTATGATTCCCACTCCCCAATTGATCAGGCGATCGGTGTTGCGCTGGCTCATGTTCTGCACCATGTCGTGGACTTCGCGGACTACTGCGTTTAGATTGATCACGGTTTGTTCCACGGTTTCCAGCTTTTCCTCCAGGTACTTGTACCTCTGGGCGCACAGCTCCACGTGAGTTTCTAGACTTTTCTTTTCGATGTCCGTTGTTTCCATTGGGGTTCTTGTCTTTCTTAGATGTAGTATTTATTTTATTGGCCATGATATACAATATTGGGTGTTGGGCCAGTGGCATGTAATAAAGGTTCAAGTCCTGGATCTTCAGTAAGGCCTACAATCATAGGAGTTCCGTTATTGTCTTGTTTTAGTACCCAAAATTCGTCTCGATCCACTGACCACTGGCTGTTGGGTTCTATTTCAAATGAAAACTTCCAGCATTTTTTAGACTGTGCCAAGGGAGTGCTGTTCCCATTGCAAACAGTGGGAGATTCAATGTTGAAAATTTGTGTTCGTAGTCCAATTAACTGTAACAAAGTATCAAAATTTCGTTGTTGATTCCGAGCACGAGTTAAGTCCACAGAAGTTGAAATTTTATTGCCAGTCTTGTCTATCACAGGAAATGCGGTATTACGATTGTGTCCAATAATTCCAGTGTTGGTAATATCAAACAAGCAGTAGCATTCAACTTTCCGCATTGTGCTTGAGTTCATAGTATACCCTGACCCGATCTAACATTTCTTTAAGCGCAGGATCTGTTTTTGCGGCGCGGCGGATACCACTCCATAACTTGTCTTCTTTGATCATTTCTATGGTGCTTTGTTTTTCTGGACTGACCGATACTAGTTCTCTGTCTTGCTTGCCCACATGCCGTCGATATACAGTGTGTCCACCATCGGGGCTTTCAAAAACATATTCTTGGCTCATGCAGGTATTTAAGCCGTAAAAAAACCCTAGCTAATAAACTAGGGTTTTTACTTTCACTGACTAATGAATTAGTTTGTGAATGTTGCTGTAGCGGCTGTTGTAAC